GGGCCCCGGGGGGGGCCCCCTTTCCCCCCGCCGATGGTGAACAGTCCGGTCTCGGGATCGCGCGTCTGCCCGTCGGCTGCTTGGTGGTCCGGCCGCGTCCGGTCGTCGAGCGTCGCATCCCACTTCATATCAAGGTCGATGCCCTTATGTTGCGCCCACACGTAACTGTCTTCCTGCCCGGCGTTTACCGCAGTCTGCCCCTCCGTGCGGATGATCCTGAGCGCCTGACCGTAGGTGGCGTTGATCGCCTTCTTTAAGTCGCGCGCCATGACAGCGTAGCCTTTGCCTTGCGCGAGTCCTTGGTTGAGCGCCGAACGCACCGCCAGCTGCGCCCCGTCCCCATAGCGGGTGGTACTGATCTTGGAGAACTCACTCGCAAGATTCTCCATGATCGTTGCCTTGTTGAGCACGCCCCAGCCGAGACGTACTCCGGCCGCGTTGTCCATCGCCCACGCGTAGTGGTAGAACGCGGCCTCGTACTGCTCCGGCCCGAGGCGGTTGATCACGCGCAAGGTCTTCCGCACCGCAGGGTCAACCGCCTGGAGGAGTTGCTTCTCCGCTGTCGCGAGCCGGTTGTACTTGCTCATCTCGGCATGGATGAGCACCCCGTTGACGGAGTAGCGCTCGTAGAGCTTGCCCATCTGGAGACGCATCTCGTCGAGGGTCTCGCGCAAGACGAGTTGCACCTCCCGTGCGTACTTGGCCTCGCGGGCCATCAAGGCATCGTAGGCGCGCTTCTCCAGGGCGGGCAGATCGGGCACTACGTGTTCTCCTCATCGGCCGCGTCGGTAGATCCCCGCTCCCCGGCCTCCCCGCTACCGAAGTTGGCCTCCACGTCCGCGAACGCCTGCTCCCGCTCCTCCTTCTGCCGCGCGAGCTCCTCCTCCACGTCGGGCACCACGCTATCGGGCATGGTGTCCGCGATGAGGGAAGCACTGAAACCAGCGCCCTTGAGCTGCACCGCGGTCTCAGCGGATTCCTTCAGGTCGTCCGGCAGGTTGCGCTTGTGGGTGATGACCACGGAGCGCTCGCTGTCGACGAGACGGCCGCTCTTGGTATAGATGACGTTGATCAACCGGATGCGCTCATAGAGCCCCGTGTCGAAGTCGGCCTCGGCGGAACTCGCGACGTTCTCGAAGTCAAACAGCATGCGCTTGATGGCTGCTCCCGAAAGAGCGCCCGTGGCGAGCTCACGGAAATCGGGCACGTGGCTCTGGTCATGGATCTCCTCTTTGAGCTTCTTCGCCATGAACTCGAAGAACGCGACCGGGATTTCCTTAGTGAGGAAGCTCACCGCGTCCTTGTCCGGGAGGTTCTCGAAGACACGGAACTTCTTGAGAAACTGGAGCGCCCGCGACATGGCCCCGGGTTCCTTCTTCTTGTCTGGCGAAACAAGAGCCATCTTGACGAGCTTAAGATAGGCGTGGGCGAACCGCTGTAGCTCGTCCATGCTCCCGCTCGTGAGCAGATCGTAGGCGTCGACGAGAGGCAGTACCGGTTCGATTAGGCCCAGGCGGTCCTCGCCGAAATAGTAGGGCACAATCGGCACTGCATCGAAGAAGTTTGGGTACTCGCCGGCGCGGCTGTAGATCCACTTTGCGGCACCGGTCACACCGTCTTTCGCGCGCCTGCGGTCGTAGAGGATCACCGCGGCACGGCTGTAGAACTCGACCTTGTAGTAGTCGTCGTTGATGCGGTAGTACCGGATCGCGAGTTGTTTCTTCGGCTCGGGGAAGTAGTCGTACAGCAGAATCACCTCTCCCGGGTCGATGTCGTAGAACCGCGGCTCGGCGAGTGTCGGCAGGGCGAGGTTGCCGGTGCTGACTCCGTCAAGGTAAAGCATCTCGTAGGCGTAGCCATAGATGGCGGTGTCGCGGCCGGCGCGCTCGGTCTTGATCGGCTCGTTGGACAAATCGAAGGTTGTCTGGAGCTGTTCTACATAGGCAGCATGCGCGTCATCGTCGGCCTTGTAGCTGATATAGCCTGGCCGGTAGGCGTAGCCGGTGAAGGTGGTGACGATCTTGCGACCGTAGGGGACGGGGATCTTGCTGTTGGGGTTGTTCGGGTCCGAGTCGGGTTGCTCGAGGATCGCCTTGTTCTTGCCTTTATAGTAGCGGTAGAGCCAGCCGCAGCGGTCCTTCGCCCCCGTAGTATCGACCGCGCTTTCGGCCTTCTCGTGCTCTTGGATGTAAACTTCGATCTCGGCCGTCGTCAGGCTTTCTTTCTCGGTTTTCAGTACGTCCATGTGCGTCTCCTATAGCCCCAGGGCCGCGGCGCTGTAGTCGGCCAGCTGGCCGTGACTCTGCCCCCAGATGTACTCCGTGGCATAACGTGCCGCAGCGATACAATCGTCGTTGATCTCCACGAACGCGTCAAGGGCGTTGCCGTCCTTGTCCTCGCGACGTTTAAAGGACTGCACCTCGCGCGCCATGTTGGGACACCGTGTCGCGTGAATGTGCATTCGCCGGCCACCGAGATAGTCGATGCCGTAGCGCACGCTCCCCTCGCCTTTGATCGCTCCGGTAACACGGTACTGCGCGTCCGTCCACTCTTTGATGTGACCAGGGTTTGCGCTATCGGCCGTGATCTCCCAGTTGTAGAGGGCGTCGCCCCACTGCTCGCGCGCGGCCTCGATGAAGACACCATTTGTCCAGCCCTTGCCGTAGCACTCGTCGAAGACGTAGAGCTCGCCATCCTTGAAGCCCAGCCGCTCGATCGCGGAAGCGTGCGCGAAGCCGAAGTCCATGCCTTGGCAGACGTTCTCCAGGTCATTCTCGGTGTAGGGGAAGTCCTCGATAACGTAGTTCATGAACACCACGTTGCCGTAGACTCCCCAGTTGCCCAGGGCATAGACGTCTCGGTAATAGGGATCCTCGATCGCCTCGATCTCGTGGCGGCTGTCGGCGTCCAGGTACCTGTTGTCCTTGTAGGTCGAGTGGTGTGTCAGTACGTCCGGGTCGGTGCGGTCGAAAAAGCGGCGCTTGAGCCAGTGCAGTACGGAGATCGGGTTGAACGTCAGGGTGATCTGCTTTTTGTGGGCCGTCTCGCCACGAAGACGCAGGTTAAGCTGGATGAGGTCGCCCCCTGTAATCTCGCTCGCCTCTTCTACCCAGATGTCGGTAATGCCGTAGATGCTCTTGAGCTTATCGACGTCGTCGAGGCCGACGAACAGCAGTTGATTGCCGTTCCACTGGAACGTGATCGTCATGTCGGTTTCGAGGATGTGGAACAGTGGCGTCATGCCCCAAGATGCGATCACAGCTTTGAATAGATCGAATACTGAGTGACGGAGCGTCTTCGCCACCTTGCGAATGATGAGGTAGCGGTGCCCTTTTTCAGCGACAATCTTGTAGAGGATCTTCTCAGCGGTGCCGTAGCTCTTGCCGCTGGCGGCCCCGCCCTTCAGCACGTTGAATCGGTGCGTATCCCACAGCAACGGACGGAACACTGGATTGATCCCGTCCGGCACGCGGGAGACGTCAACCGTCGGCACCGTCTTCCTCCGGCGGCTTCGCGGGGATCACGGTGTAAGTGAGGTCCCCCGTCAGATTCACCTCGTCGCCGTAGCCTCGCCGTTTCCCCTTCTTCGAGAGAAACCACTTGGCACTCTGCACGTCGCCCGCCTGGATGCTCTCGAGCAGGATGCTCTCGGCGAGGTCGAGGGTGACCTCCTCCTCGTTGGCGATCGCCTGCTTGGTCGTTTCCCATTCGAGGCAGTATTTCTTGGCGGTGTCCCAGTCCGTCCCGAGACGCTTGGCGATGGTGTTCATCATCCCGCCGGGACCCTTGATGGCGGCGAGGACGAGTTCCATGTTGTACTTCCGCGGTCTACCCATGCTTCAGCCTCTTAGAAGATCCCGAAACCAACCTCAGGCCGTCCTCGGGCTCCCGAGCCCGGGATACGTCGCAGGGCGCGGAGCCGGGCAGCCGTCGGCGTTCCGCGGCCAGCGGTGCGGGCGAAGTTGACGCCCGAGAAGTTTTCGCTACCACTTGCCATAGTTCTTTCCCCCTGATCTCGTGGTCGATTGTCGCGTAGTGCGAGAGTATCCGCTCCTGTACCTCGCGGTTGAACTCATAGAGCGCCGGGTTCTCCTCGATCATGAGTTGCTCAATATTTGGAGAACTCCGTAGATTCGCGCTCCCATGTAGTACCATCTTCCACCCGTCAGGCTCGGCCAGATCAGGTAGACAGAGTTTGCAGTGGGAGCCAGCCACGGCGAGTTGAAACCGATCGTCGCGGTCGAGACGTTCATAGGGATACTCGACGAGGTTGTGCCGCTCGTGGCTGTAGAAGTAGGCCGAGACGATCAGGTCCAGGTGCTCGACGAATCCGCCGTCGAGTAGGTTCGCGAGGGAGTCGACGTTGTTCTCATTCATCGACAGGGTCGAGACAGTCATGGTCCGAACAAGCCAGTTATTACGCACGATGAGCGCTTCGAGAAAGTCCCCGAAGTAAAACGAACCGTCGACGATGACGTAGGCGCGAGCCCCCCGTGTGAACTCCAACTCATCGGCGAGATGCTCGGCGCTCCTGTAGGTGAGATAGGCTTCTTGGATCTCGGGTTTGAGGTACGGTTTGACGTAGCGGCAGCCTACCTCGAACCCCGCGCCGTTCTCGATCTGGAAGAGCTCGGGATCGAGGTCAAAGCCGAAGTCGCCGACGGCAAAATCCGGCTGTTCTGCGAGGTCTGTGTCCGCATTCGTTTCCATGCCCACCCCCTTATAGTGTACCCCGTAGTACCGGTTTAGGCTACGCCTCCCCCGCCTTGCTCGCCATCTCCGCGCTCGTAGCGTTCACCGGCAGATCGGTGCCGATGACTGTCTCGACACGCGCGAGGGCCGGCTTGGCGCTCTCGGCGGCGCCCATCTTCCCGGCGTGCCGCGCGACGTGCTTGGCGTTCACACGCGCCGCCTCTTTGACGAGCCTCGCGATGCGCTCCATGTTGGCCTCGATGTCGATGTCGGCGAGCCGCTGCATGCCGACGTTGTGGCACGCCTGGCACACCTCCCCGGAGTGGTCAACGTCGTCCTTGGAGGTGGCCTGCGTCCCGCACTTCGGACACTTCCACGCCCGGCGTACCGTGGCCATGTAGCGGGGCAGGTCCTCCAGCGGGTTAGGCGTTTCGAGGTAGCTCACCCCGCCGTTGCTCTTGACGACGAAGGCACCGACGCGGGCGAGGTAGTGCTCGGTACGACGGATGATCTCCGCCTTCGGCAGCGGCTCGAGGCCCTCGCCCTGATCGCGAATGACACGGTCGATCCCGACGCGGGGCGCCTCGGTCAGTGCCGTATAGCGATCTACGCTATAGCAGTCCTGGAGTGACAGCCGCCACGCGGAAAGATGGTTCTTTTTGTAGTACAGATGCATCTGCTCGCTCGCCAAGCCGTTGTCGGTGATGATGAGTCCCGGTGCCGCCGGATCGAAGGGGGAGGCGTCCTCTTTCCACGTGCCATTTGCGTCCGCCTGCCAGCGAGTGAAGCGCGTCTTCAGCGGGGAGTAGGCGTAGTCGCACCCCGCAAGGAAGACGCGGCCGTAGCCCAGAATGTCGGCAGCGAACATCTGCGCCGGGGGCGTGCAGGCAAAGAGGGTCATCTCGGTACGAATCATCGGATGGAAAGCTGGGGTGCGTACCTTCGGCGTATCAGGCTCGCGGCGGCAGAACATGTGCTGCTGTGTAGTCGCGTAGTAGCTGTCCCTCCGGCCGATGTTCTGGATGAAGAACAGCACCTCGTTGGGCCACTGCCTGATCAGGTCGGGCCAGACACTCGGGTTGACGATCATTTTCGTGCGGGACTTCGACCAGTCCACGCCGCTGATCTCGTCCCATGAGCAGAACGGGTCGAGCACCACCATATGGGTCGGCTCTACCCCGTAGTGCATGAGGGTTGTCGCGTGGCTCGTCGAACAGAAGATCCCGCCTTTCCACTCGCGCAGACGCTCTATCACGTCGTCGAGGGAAGGGCCGCTCGAAATGACAAACGCGGGCATGTGGTCGGTGCGCTTGGGTTCGTCGTTGAGATCGCGCCCCCGGCCCGAGGCGAACGCGTCCATGATGGGCTTCCAGTTCTCCGCGGTATTGCGCTCCTCGTGGATCTGCTGTTTCTCACGCGTGCCCGCGTTGTACTGGCTGGAGTCTGTGCGGAGTTCGGATTCAATCATATCGTCACACTCTCTTTCTCCGCGGTCTTCCCCGCGGCCTTGTAGCGCTCATAGACATCGGGTTCGGTGAGGATGTAGCGCCGCATCACATCCTCCATCAGGCCGAGCTGTTCTGGCAGATCGAGGTCGAAGCGCTGCCACGGCTCGAGCCCGTAGTAGTAGGTGACATCCCCCTGCGGGATCTCCGTGCTTTGGCGTGCCACCTCGACGAACTTTTCGTCGATCTCTTTGTCGAACTTGGGAGACCTCTCTGTCATGGCGAGATAGCCATCCGGATCGCACACTGTCCATGTAGCCCCGGCCCCGTCGAGATAGTTCCAGCGCTTGTCGCCGATGATCACCGTCGAACGGATGGCGTCTATCTTCCGGTGCACGACCGTCTCCATCTGTCGAGAGAGCCCTCCCACGACCCAGCACTCACGGTAAGCCTGCCGTACTTCCTGGTACAACCGGATGTTCTCATCGAAGTCCCACGGCTGGCGTAACGGGCTCGTCGGAAGAATCGTAATCGCAATGTCGATCGGCTGCCACTCCCGGATCTGCCGGATGGCGTGGGAAAACGTCACGTTGGCCGTCACCCCGCAGGGTGTCGACTCGTAGCGCCAGACGATCTTGGCCCCTGCCTTCCGGCCAACACCGGCGATCTCCTCGTCGTCCGTGCATAGATAGGTATCCGTGACCAAGTGCGAACAGAGACTCTGGATGATCGACCACTCGACAAGTGGCCGCCCCGCGAAGGGTAGCGTGTTCTTCCGGGGTAGCCGGTTCGATCCGCCGCGCGCTATCGTGATGGCCACCACGCGAGTCCCACGACGGCGGAACTCGTCACGTAGAGTCAGGATCGCGGCCAGGTTGTGTTGCTCTTTCGTCACAGGTATACCCTCCCGAGAAATCGACAGTACAGAAAGAAATACCGAAGTCGCTCCCATCGCGAACGCGGGCGTGCCCTCAGCAGAAGTTCCACATGGAGTCGCTCGATGATGTCGCAACAGCCGAGAATGTCTCCGCCCGGTCCTAGCATGTTGCTCGCGTGGAATATCTCGTCCTCAGGAGTCTTCCACGCTGTGAGAATCTTGTGGCGCGTGTCGTCGGTACCGCCGTAGCCAGGCACCTCCGCCAACCACTTGAAGAAGTGGAACGCGGCGTTGGCTATCCTCTCTCTGCCGTCTGTCGGCGGATGCTCATAGGGGCTCGTCATGCGGAGTTCCAGCCCCCAGACGAACTCCCGCACCGCGGCCTTACCTATCGTCGTGCCCTCTACCCGGCGCGGCTCGGTCTGGCCGAGCTCGTACTCCTCTTGGCGCGTCATCCTGTCCAGCCTTTCTCCGGTATCTCCTCAGGGATCGCCTGCACGTAGCGTACGAACTCCGGGTTGTCACGGATGACGGCGAAGAGCATCTGCGCCATACCTCCGGCGACAGCCTCGGAGATCCTATAGTCTCCGACGCTCGCGACCATCGCGTGCACCACCTCGTCGCAGAGCGTCAGAGCCTCCTCTTGGCGTGATGCCCCGGGTCGGACATAGATAGTCCGATCGGACAACGTTATCTGCCCCATGTCGTTACAGTCGGGCACCGCTGTGTGTCGTACCTCGAACCGACGTGGCCAGACGAAGACCGCCGTCGGCAGTTTCAGCTCTTCCATGTCTTTCCCTTTCTCATTCCTTCACAGCCCCGCCCGTAAGTCCCGAGCGGAACGTCCCCTGCCCCGCAAGAAAGATCAGAACCATCGGAAGGAACAGCATCATGCTCCCAGCAAGCTGCATCCCTATCGGATTCACGTCCCGCGCGCCCGCCGTCGTCCCGGATCTCCTCATCAGTTCGATCACGCCGACGATCAATGTCTTCTCGATCCCGCGTGTCAGTATGAGGCTCTGCCATAGGTAGTCGCCGATCACCTCGAAGCCCTTCGTAATCGCGAGTAGCCCGAGCGCCGGCCCACAGAGTGGGACGATGATATAGCGGATCGTCTGCCACTCGTTCGCTCCGTCTATCCGCGCGGCGTCGTCGATGGATCTTGGCAACGCCTCGATGAACATTCGGAAGATCAGTACACCCATGGGGAACAGGATGAGCGGGAACCCGGCGCCGATGAGTCCGGTGCCAAGCCCGAACTGCCGCAGGACGACATACTGGGGAATGATGAACGCCAGCCGCGGGATCGCGATGGCTGCCACGAAACACCAGTGCATGATCCGTCGTCCCGGGAATCGGTACAGCGCCAGGGCGTAGCCCGCCATGGTGGCTCCCATCACCGACACACTCACGTACAGCAGTCCGAGCGCTACGGTGTTCGTGACCCAGCGGGCGACGGGATTCTCCTCGAAGATTCGTCGGTAGTTGGCCAGGCTGAACTCTCGCGGGAGAACCTCCGGGGGGATGCGCATGATATGTTGCGAGGTTTGGAAGCTCCCCATCACCATCAGATACATGGGGAAGAGAAGAACGGCGGATAGGATGACGATGATCGCGGCCTTCGTCACTTTTCCCATGTCTCGATCTTCTTGATGACCGTCCCACTCGATGTCTGTGACAGCAAACGCTCACTTGCTTCTCGCAGTACGCCCGGATCGAATGGCGTAGGCAACATGCTGTACTTAGCACATAACTTCAGGATGCGTTTTTCTCGACGTTGAATGCGTCTCTCTCGGCGCCGATCGCTCATTTCCCCCTTCTTGAATCGCACGGATGCACTTGGACCCATGCTCACCGATCCCATACTATCATGGTAGTGCAACGCCAAAACGTGTTCTATCTCGTCCAAGCGCATCCTCAGAACCACGATACAGTCATGCGTGGTACCTTCGTGCTCTGTCTCGGTTCCGCATCTATCGCATATCGCGTAACTCATTTGCTCCACCTTTCGATACGTCTCTTCGTCAACGCCAAGACGAGGACGAGCAGTACCAGTACGAGCGTCTTCGCGCTGCCGTAGCCAAACTGCGACTCGAGGAATGCCGTCTCGTAGATGTCGAACATAAGCGTTGCCGTCCCGTAGTCCGGCCCCCCGTTGCTCATCATCATCACCGTCTCCCACATTTGCGACACGCCGATCATGGCGAGCGTCCCTATCAATGCGATGGCCGGGGCCATGTGGGGAAGCACGATGTACCTGCGGATCTGTCCCGGCGTCGCACCGTCGATCTTTGCCGCCTCCACGATGTCACGCGACAGGCTGAGCGCCGATGCCATCAGGATCACGATCTGGCCACTCCCTCCGTAGACGATCACCGTACTGATAGCGGCAATCCCTGCCCACCGCGAGCCGAACCACCACATAGGCTCGATGCCGAATAGGCCGAGCGCCCAATTGGCTAGACCTACCGAGGGGTGAAAGATCCACCGCCATACCGATGAGACCACCATGCCTGCGGCCATGCTCGGTATCATCGAGACGAACCGGACGTACGCCTGCGCCTTGCGCGAGAGGTCCAGGCACGGCAACGTCGCGAGTACCGTGAGAATCGTTGTTGCCGAGGTAATGAGCAGCATGTAGATGAGCGTGTTGATGATCACTTTCCAGAACACACGGTCGCCGGCGAGCTTGACGATGTTCCCGAGCCCCACCCACTCGGAGCTGATAAAGTCCGTCCGGAGGAAGATCAGCCGCATAAGGAACGCACAGGGGAAAACAGCGATGATCACGAAAGCGGCCATCTGCGGGAGGAGGAGGAGGTAAGGGGAGAACCGGCGCGTCAACAGCGGCCTTTCTCGGGCGAGGCCAAAGCCCCGCCCGTCTGTTTTACTTGCCCGACAGAATGGCGTTCATGTCGCGTTCGTAATCAGTAAGCACCTGCGCCGTCCATTTTGTCAAGTCGGCTCCCTTCGGCGACTGCATGAGCCGCTGGAGCGCCGCCGGGAATAGCGGTCGCGTCGCGGCGTACAACGGCAGTGTCGGCCCGAGGTCGTAAATCCCATTCGCGGTCATCACGTCCTGCACCTGGCCGAACTGCGGCGGTTTGGACAGTACGGCTACAACGCTCTTCCGGTTCGGCCGCACGTTGCCGGCGTAGTAGGACCACACCTGTGCCTCGGGCCCGTTCCAGGCTTGGAGGAACGCGGCGGCCATCGCTACCCGGGCCGGTATCTTGCCTTCGGGGACGACGCCCCCCGATGCCGTGTAATGAACCGGCACTTTGCCTATCCCGGGCGCCCGCGGGAACGGCACGAACGCGTAGTCGAACCGCTTTCCGCCAAGCGCCTCGATGCCTTTGAAGTACGGCTCAATCCACGAGAAGTAGAACGGCGCTGTCGCGAGCTTGCCGTTGGCCCAGTCGAGTACGTAGTCGTCGTCCGTCTGCCCGATCCAGTCCGACCGAACGTAGCCCTTCGCCGTCAAATCGCGGAAGAAGCTCAGCGTTGCGATCCCTTCGGGGGTGTTGATGGCTGTCTTGGTGTAGTCGCCATTCGCGTAGAACTTGGCGCCGAACGTCGCAGCCCAGTTGCGCAACAGATAGTCCCCGCTCTGGTTGGCAGCAAAGAATCCCGTCACCCACTTCTTTCCGCCGTACTTTGCCTTAACGAGCTCCGCGAGCTGGTAGAACTCCTCCAGCGTCCACGTCGCCCAGTTGGCCGGCGCGAATCCTGCCTCGCGGCACATGGCCAGGTTGACGGCGAGCGCTTGGCCATCTCCGGCAAACGGCAGTCCGAGGACCTCCCCGCCTCGCGTCGTAGTGTCGAGCACCCCCGGCAGGTAGTCATCCAGGTCGCCCATGAGGCCGCGCAGATCGGCCGCGAAGTCCGTCCGTATGTAGCTGGCAGCGCGGACCCATGTGTCTATGTAGAGATCCGGCGCATTACCGGCGGCCACAGCCGCCCGCATGGTTTTGTCGGCACCCGTCGAGATATCCACCGTGGTGTACTCGATCAGCGCGCTGGGATACTTCCGGTGGAACACGGCCTCGGCTATGTCCTGCTGTGTGAAAGTCCAGCCAGCCGCAGCAGGCGCGGGCGAACCGCTCCAGAATACACGTAGCGTCACCGGCTTAGGTTGTCCCGCCGTCGCCTCCGCGTTTCCCTCGGCCCAGACCCCGAGAGTGGTCACTACGAGCAGGAGCGCTATCAACAGTCGCTTCATGCTTCCTCCGTCACACGTTCGATATCCGATCCCGGCAACGCCGGGTGTTTCCGCTTCACGTCAGGAGGTTGATCCTCACCGTCGGCTCGTGCCCCGGGCATCCCGCGGGGTCCCAATAGCGGCACTCGCGCTGCATGCGACTCACTTCATCGTGTACGTCGGTGAGGCGCCGGAAGACCGCCTTCCGCTTCTCGCGGTGCGCTGTTCGCTCTTCGTGCTCGCACCACGCCGACCACTTTGTCAGCCATTCCTTCGCCTTCGTGGTTCCGTCTGACACGTAACACATCATCCCTCACTTCCCTTCCTCCGGCAACGCCGAGTTACTGCGCCAGTTATCCCTCACTACTACGCTGTAGCTATCGTTGTACGCCTCGTTGCCCTTATGGACGGGAACCACCCGCTCCAGCATCTCCCGCAGTTCGGCGCCGCGGATCATGTGCACCGTCTTCTGTACCATCGTGCGAGGCGTGATGCGGCGGTTCCACCGTTCTATGGCCTGGTCCTCGCTCCTCAAGAAATCCCACCCGCGGGGTGTGCCCATGCGCACGCCACAATCGCACTCGACCCAGTAGATCATATGCATCGTGGTGTCCTCGCTGCTACACACCCGCGGCTGTTTGCCGCAGAACGGACAGCGTTCGCGTTTCATCTCTCGCTCCCTTTCTCCCGCGCCTCTGGCGGGCGTCCATGTAGGTACGCGATGACTTTCGTCCAGCGGCACATGGCGTCGATCATCCGCTGGCAGGCCGCGCATACCGTCTCGCCCTTCCTCGCTTCTCCGGCATCCGTGTCCTCGTGCCACTGCTCCCCGCAGCAGTCGCACACGTAGACATGCACCCCGACCGCCGGCTGTCCGTCGGCAGCAGGCGTATACTCGTACCTATTGTATGGCATCAAACGTCTTCCCTCTGCCCCTCCGGGCGGTCACGCCTCGCCGTCCTCGCCCTTGACGATCATGCCTCCCCCCTTATCGCTCCAAGAACCATGTCACTATGGCAAAGACTATTACGAATACGACGATGGATACCGCAGTTGCGGCCAGAATCGTCAAGTCCCTACTCACGTCTTCCCCCATATCTGCCGCCGCCACGTTATCAGTCTCGGCGGTGGCGGGATCGGCTTCTCTTCCCAGTGCGGGCAGTCGCCGTCCCTGTTGAGCGCGCGGTAGTCATTCACGCGCACCGTCAGGCGATGGCCTTCGATCGGATCGATCTCCCCCAAAGAGAAGCAGGCTGGATTCTGGCACTGGTAGATAGTCTGGCAGTAATCGTCAGGTCCCATCCGCGGCTCGAACATCGTTAGGCAAACACACTCCCTACATGCTCTCACGTCTTCTCCCTCCTCGTGCCCCCGATCTCGCGCGCCACGTCCGCCACCGACCTCGGCACGACAACCCGGTAGTTCGCCGCTCGCAGCCGCTCGTGTAACGCAGCCTGCCCCGGCTTGAGCACCCCGTGAGACGCCTTCGTCTCGGCGAACCATACCAGACCCTCTCCCGGCAGGATCATGTAGTCCGGCCAGCCAGCGTCCCCTAAGTCGATCCACCCGGCGCGCGCGCGCACCAGCCCGCACTGGATGCGATGATACAGCATGTGGCGGTAGTCGAGATACTCTCGCAGCGCGGCTCCTACGGCGTTTTCTTCGCTACCCACGGCTACGCCTCCCCCTCGCCTTGGCATATGCCCGCGCCCTTCTCCCGCGCCCATCTTCGCGCATCTCCTCGATGGCGCAGGCGCACGAATGGCAGGCTCCCTCGTCGAACGAGTAAGCCGCCGAATCGTAATCGTCTCCGCAACTTGGACACTTCTTCCAGACTTTCTCGCGCGTATTCTTTTCCGCAATGTACTCGTAATACATGTCGAGATCGTCCATCAGCGTTCCTCCTTCGTCTGCTGTGCCATCTCTTCGACCTTGGCGATCTTCCCTTGCGCCTCTCGCCACTCGGCCCACAGCAGACGTAGGAAGTCGAGGTTGACCACCTCCAGTGTACAATGGATCCGCGTCAACGTACTGATCACTGCGCCGAGGTCGTCATGTGCGCTACCCACGTCGTCGCCTCCGTGAACTCCACAGGTACCACGCCAGCGCCCCAACTACCCACAGCGCCGTGCTCACCACCGCCATGATAGCCGCTGCCAGGATCTTGCTGCCCACGTCAGTCCCCCTTCCTCTCCCGCTTCAGCGTAGCCCCCGTATGCCACGGCGCGACGGCGAGTCCTACCCCGTCGGCCGCGTGGCGTAGCTCCTGGATACGGAGCCCCGGCGTCACGAGCACCGTGCGAATGGCCCACAGCAAAGCCCGCGCATGCCGAGCCGCCGAGAAGTAGTCCTCCTGTTTGCCATGGCCGCTGTCGATCCGCTCGGCCCACGCCTCCGCTTCGGCGATCGGCGCCACGATCTGATCAAGGCGCTCGGGGCCGACTAAGTCACTCGCCATCCTGTCCTCCTTGCTCCTTTGCCCTACGCAACGCCTGGATTTCCGCGGGCGTCTTCCCACGTCGATCAGCCTTTGAGAGGTGGACGTACGCCAAGCCCAGCCTGGCGCGTTCAGCGGTGAGCCTCCTACCGAGAGGGGAGCGGTGGTCGTGCAGACTTACCCGCTTCTCACGCTTTTGCTTCTCCGTCATTTGCACTGGCTCAACAAGGACCTCCCGGATGATCGCCTTCTCGTCTTCCGTGAGTTCTCGAATCTTCCCAGTGTCGATGTTCATAAGATCTCTCCTTACGCCTTCGCGCATTATGGCCACACCGTCTCACCCATGGTTGTCTTGCTCCTCGCTGTGCGGCACCTCTTCAACGCGTGTAGCCTCGGTGGACTGTGCCTCTCGCGACGGCAGTTCCGGCACCATCAGCGGCTCAGGCCACCACGCGTCCGGGGCGCAGTAGTAGACGTCCCCATAGAGCCTACCGTAGTTCCCGTAGACCGAGCGCCACCTGGCGACGTCCCAGCTCGATGTGACGTAATCGACTGGGACAGCCATCCTGCCCCAGAGACCCCAGTACACACCGTCGGCCGTCGGCAGTCTATCCGTCGTCTTGATCCACGCCATACGTCCTCCTCAGCGTCGTCATGTCCTTGGCACTCGTAGCGCTCTCCGTCGCCAGTGAGTCGGATACCCAAGACTCTTGGGGTAGAGCACGGCATCACCGTGGTACCACGTCTTCACCGGAGCGCGTGCCCGACCGCGAGCCACCTCCGGGTACACTCGCGCCACTCGGTACTCCATCGGGATCGGCTCGTCATACCATCGCGTCACCGTCCAGTACCATCCCGTCCCGGTGGGTAGCACGTCGCTCGTCTTCACCCACGCCATAGTCTTGCGCCCTCCTCCGCGCCTACGAGAACTCGCCGGCCATCAGGTCCCACGCCCCCTCCCCGTGACCGACACAGAATGTCCCGTCGACCTTGTGGCGCACCAAGCCGGCCGGCCCCGCGATAGCGTGATTCTCGGCGAGCCTATCCGGCGTCCATTCCGCATCCCCCGTCCGCAGCGTTATCACAAGCCGCATCTCCCACGGCTCAAGCGCCTGCCCATACTCGTCGACGATGGTCCCCGCCTTCTCCCACTCACGCTCCCATGCCTCCAGACTGTCGATACCCCGCTCCGGGTAGACGCGCAACGCAAAGCACCACCCCGCGCTCGACTTGCCGATATGCAGTCTCTCGCCCTCGTGCCCACACGTCGGGCACACGTCCCGTACCAGGTAGTAGTTCGTTCCCATATGCGCCTCCTCCGCGCTACTCATTTCGGCACACCCGGCGTTACCGGGGTGATTCGCAGCTTCGCCACCAGTTCTGCGAGCTTTGACCGCACGCTCTCCAGCATCGCCGGATCGGCTACCTCGTCGGTGTCTGCCGGCGCCGGCAGCTTCACCGAGGCTGCCGCCATCCGATCCCGCGTCTCTCCTACGAGCTCCTCGAAGTCGGCCACGCTCGGCAGCATCTTCCACTTGCGGGAGAAGTGCAAGACGACGACTTGCGCGAGCTCGTCGCGGTACCGATCGCTTTTGCCGTCGAGGTAGCGCGCGATCACCGGACCCTCGCCCTTGCCGTTGTAGTGGCCGCCGTAGTAGCGCTCCATCTCCGCCAGAAACTCACGCGTCGTCACTTCGTCGCCTCCTCCACCCAGTCCAGGTTATCCCCCGGTGCCGAGTGCTCAAGCGTGTCCAGTACCCTCGGCAGTATCCCTTGCGCCGCCAGCACCGAAGGCAAGCACGGCTGCCGCGACCAGAACGAATCCGCGCTACCGCGTAGTTGCTCGAACTTGGAGCAGACACGCCGTAGCCAAATCTCCGGGGTGGTCGGTGGACTTGCGCGCGCCCGTGCTTCCCGAACCAAGGCAGCACAGCCTTGCCACTCCTTGGCGTAGGAGTTGTCGACGTACTTGGCGTCCGGCTGCTTCTCGGCGAAGCTCGTCATGAGCAGTTGCACCAGCGGGTCGACGGGTTTCTTCTCCTTGCGCTTCAGCGGCGTAGCCGCCGGGGTCGTTCCGTTCTCCGCGTCGAGTGTTTCTGCCGCGGCGCCGTCGCCGTATATATTAACTTCTCTTACTTTAACTTCTATTCTATTAGGCGTGAGCCGTTCGTGAGTACTCAGTGAGTTATCAGTGAGTGGTTCATGAGCATCGGAGGGAATCCTCCGGTCAGGCAGTGAGTCCGGCGCCGGTAGTTTCGAGTCCGTCTTTCGATTGATCTTCTGGTAGGTGGTCCAGTTTGGGTGCGCGATGTACTGTGTGCGATCGTCGCCGTATACCTCGATCAGACCCATGGTGTGCATCAGGTCGATGTCCCCTCGAATGTCCTCGGAGCTTACGCCACCGAGCGGGAAGATCCTGGCGGGAAACAGCGTCCACGTAGCTTTGAGCCGTCCATCATCATCTGCGGAAGAGATCAGATAGATGAAGACCTTGAACTGCCTCGGTGTTAGACTCTGCACCTGCTCGCTATCCCAGATCCCAGGGTCAAGCATACGTTTCCGCGCCATTACAACTCCTGTTCTCTCGCTGCAAACCCGCGCCACGACGGGGGTGTTTCCACCCGCGAACGTCCGCAGGAATCCGATATCGCCTATCGGTATTGCTGCGGGATAGACAGATTGTCCTTCCAGAACAGCAAGCATTTGGCCGCTCGCCGTTGCGCGAGTAAGTCGTCTACCCACTCCCATTCCGGCTGCATGGCCGGCGCCCCCGAACTGGCACTCTCCCCGCCGAGAATAAGTAGATTGAACAGCGAGAGTTCTTGGAACCGGATCGGTCCGAGAATAGGCTCGCACGAGACGAACTTGAACTCTGCTCGCACGTGGCGAAATGCTTCCTCGGTTTGACTCACCCGGTCCTGACAGTCCACCGTCGCCCCTACCCTAGCGTTCGGCGGGAAGTCGAAACGGGTAAGCCGGTCGGGATTCTTCGTCAGGAAGATGTAGGTCCACTTGTTATACTTCCGCACTCGATCGAGCACCGAAGTTATCCATTCGCTCGGCGCCCAAGCGCCGAACAGATCCGCCATGGAGCAGACAAAGACGTGCCGCTCTCCGTTCTCGGTCTGCGCCGGGAGCGTGGTGTTCGCTGGAGCTTCAAGCCTGTTCTCGTGGAACTCGGGGTTGAAGTGCCCGGTAAAGCGTTTGGCGATATCCCGAGCGTAGCAGTAGGGACAGCCGTGCTTACATCCGGTCACCGGGTTCCATGTCCACTTGGCCCACTTGATGTTGTCGTTGGTGCGATTGAACTTCGACTCCTGCGGATCCGCTGTACCGTTCGTCGTTTTGACGATCTTGTGCGCCCGGTCCACGCTCTTCTCCAGCGTGGCGCGCAGGTCTTCCGCCTTCTCATCGTCACCCGCCGCGGCTGCCTCGTCGATCGCCTCGACCACGCGAACTGCCTTCTCGGCGGTGCGGCCGGACAGACCTACCTTCTCGGCGGCTAGGTCGCGTGCGTCCCCCGGTGCCGGAAAATTTTCCGGAACCGCGCCGAACTGTGTCACTTCCTGCCGTCTCTTTGCCCGCATCGCCTCGATACGCTTCAGCTCGGTAAACTCGCGCGCCTTCTGTTCGGTGCTCTTACCGCGCTGCCGGTTGCTCTCGATCAGGATGGCCTCGGCGTCTTCGGGAGTCTCGAAGTGACGCACGATGACGGGGATCTCGGTGGGTCCCACTTTCCGCGCGGCCTTGCACCGACGGTGCCCGCTGATAACGACACCGTCCTGATCGACGAGCACCGGGACGAGAACCCCGTTCTGCCGGATACTCTCGATGAGAGCCTCGTCGGCAATGTCGCCGTAGATTGCCTTGTTGAGCGGGTGCTGTCGTAACTCGTCGATCCGTCTGGTTTCCATCATGACTCCTTCCGGTGGATACGGCAGTGGCATGGGTGGCACACCATGAGGAAGTTGGCCGTCGTGTCGAAAGTCCCCCATGCCGGATAGATCAGGTGATGCGGTTCTGTCGCTGGGGATTCCCGGCAAAGCTCGCATCGACCGTTCGCGATCATCATACGATCCTCCCGCACTTGCAAGAAGCGGGGATGCCGGAGGTACTCGGCGTAGGTTCGGTAAGCAGGTCTAGCTGTGTCGTTTTTTTTCAGCTCGGTTGCGGTGTTGTCGAGCTGCTCGAGAACCTGTTGTCCCACCGGCGAATCGGCCTTGAAGAATCCGTGATTATGGAACTCTGGGAAGCTGTCCCAGTTAGTCCCAAGCAGGAACGTCCACTGATGGCGACCGCTGCACTGGCGCACGAGCCATACTCGTTTGTCGATCGACGCCATGTATTCGCGGAGTCTCTTCACACGCTTACATTTCGGCGAGCATCTCTGCCGTTTG